CCCATACGCGTTCGCTGTTTCGTCGGACGTGCGCATCATGGATGACCCACACAGTGTGAACTGGAATGACATGAACATGCAAGCGACGCTTCGTACTTTGGGTGTAGATGACCCAGACTTGGGTGACCTCACGGATGTTCCCATCGAATTCATTGACGAAGAGACAGGCAAGGTCGACACGACCAAGCTCATCATCGCCAAGTACATGAGTGAAGTGAGCAGAACAAACCCAGTGGTCGTCGTCATCTCTCTTAGAACGCAACCACTTGATGTCGATAAGCCCTCGAACACCAAGATGTTTACCACAGACAAGGACATCCGCGAATTCGAGGACTTTTCCAAAGTACGAGAAAACGAACTCAATTTCGTGAGAAACACGCCACTCATAGAGAAGGTCATCCCAACCACCGAAGAGATGTATGGCCGCCCCAAATTGTTGGAAAATAATTAATTTAGATAATGTAATGATCAGTGTCAATGAGATTTCAAAGATAGCTGAAAAAAAGAATCAATTGAAAAAAGAGACGTATAAGAAAATTTACGAACAAGTAGCTAAAAAGATTCGTCAGACCGTAGAGATTGGGAACAAACAATTATTCGTACAAATTCCAAACTTTGTGGTCGGATACCCGGCCTTCGATAGAATCAAAGCGACGCATTACATCAAGAGGCAACTCGATCTAGGTGGTTTCATCACGAGGCTCATAGGTGACCACGAAATATTCATCACGTGGTCCATCAAGAAAAACAAACCCCAAAAGGAAGTCACGGAGACAGAAGATTTCGGTGATTTTCCATCTTTTGTTAACTTGAAAAAGGTGGCCAATAAGTACAGGGGAAACGCGGGAAAATGATTTTAAAAAAATTTCACTTAATCATAAATGGACAACCTCAATATATTAGTAGAAGCCAAGCGTGAGTACTTGGGCCAATTGTGTGAACTCATGTGTCCGGTTATGATTGAGAATTTTGAAAAGATGTACGAAGAGGCGTACACCATGTCTAAGGGAAGAAAGGTGCTCATGATGTTCCAAAAGCTTCTCAAGGAAGTTCCAAACTGGAACGAGGGTATGTCTAAACAACACACCGATAACATCGCGAACAGGTGCGCGTGGTTTAACGATCTTCTCGCAGCCGTGTTTGTGAGCTGTGTTAAGATTCTTTCGTCCGTGCGTCTCGGCAAGGATAACAAAAAGATTTCACTCAAGCTTCCAACGAATGAAACCTTCATTCAGACCTGTTACAATAACGTCGCGAAGGAACTTTACAAGGATCCATACGTGTTTTCCGAAAGCCAAAATGAGTACGAGAGAGACGAGAAGTTGTACGAACGTTTCTCTATCGCCATCGAAGCGTCTGTCCGTGAACTGATTCCGGTACAACAAATTCTTCAAACGTACATGTCACAAGAAAACAAGGACATCGATCTTGGTGGTGAAATGGAAGACACCGAAGACCCAGATTTCGCAGATGAAATGCCTGAACCTGAACCCGTGAGTGAACCAATGGATGAACCCATGACCGAAGCAGAAGGCGAAACCAGTGGTGAACCAGAAGCGGCGGCCGAAGATTCCTTCCCACCACAGCAACAAGAAGAACCAGAAACTTCTCCATTCGATAACGAGTTCAAGACCATTTCCACGGCCGATAAACCCATGGCCCCACAACAGGAGGAAGAAGAGGATGACGATGTATTGTTCCCAGACGCATCCGAAACCCGTGCAAAAAAAGTTGGTTACTATTAAATGGAATTCGAAGATTACCTTAGAGATCCAGCTTGGGCCGCCATCATCGCGGGTGTCATCACGGCGGGCTACGTCCACGTCAAGGCGAAGCTCAATAACGAAGGAAAACTCCCAACGAGTGCTTATTCCAAACCAGCTTTTCTTAACGCAGTTTTAGTGTATTTCATTGTGTCTAACGGCATAGGAGGTAAGGAGACCATATCTACAGAACCATTCGCTTAAAGATAAAATTAGTATAGATTACAGTAAAAATGAGTTCTGTAAACGCTTTCAATGATATGATGGGCCAATTTCTTGCGGAACTCCACAAGACGTTTCCAGAAGAAAAAGGTATTAAAAAGTGCATGTCGGGCTTTGAGCTCATGCGAACATCGAACCCACGTCTCGTCGTCGACGGTTTCATGGCGGGTGTCACTCCATTCGCGGACAAGATTTCTGCGAAGGACGACACGTTCTTTTTGAATGAAGCCAAGAACCTCGAATTCTTGAAGGGTATTAACCTCGAGGGACACTGGGCGAGTGTTTCGGAAGGAACGAAGGATGCTATCTGGCAATACATCCAAACTTTGTACATGCTCGGTACCACCATCAGTTCTATCCCAGAAGACACCCTCTCCATGATTGAGAAGGTTGCGAAGCAGTGTGCCGACCAACTCGACACGGAAGGTGGAAACATCGATGAATCTGCACTCATGAAGACCATGCAAGGCATGTTGGGAGGCATGTTGAAAAAATAAAACTACTATATATAAATGAGCTCTTGGTTTGAAGATCCCAAGCAACTCGTGCGAAGTGACAAAGTTCTCGAATTCTGGCCGACCAACATCCAGTCTTCAGCGCAACGCGTGAATGCTGGTTCTAGGTTCATAATATACGCCGCATCAATTCACTACCTTATCAAACGCGATGTCAGGATATTCGTACTCGCCGCAACTGCACTCGGTGTTCTTTATGTAATGGAACGCTCCGGTATGGTCAAGGAAGGTGTAGCGGGTTCCACGGAGTTTTATGAGAGCACGGCGACCTCATGTCAATTGCCAACGAAAGACAATCCAATGGCTAACGTGCTCATGGGTGACAACCCAAATAGACTCCCAGCGTGTTCTTACCCAACCGTGAGAGCCGACGCGGATGCGTTTGTCGTGGGGGACACTCCATTTGGACCTGCTCGTTCTAGATCCTCCATGCCAATGTACCAGCAAAATGCGATCGCGAGACAATTCGTGTCTTCTCCAGTGTCTACCATCCCCGGTGACCAAACTAAGTTCGCTGAGTGGTTGTATGGTAAGAAGAATGCACCCATGTGTAAGACCGATGGTTCCGTGTGCGATCCAAATGCTCGCGGTGTTCAACTCGAAGCTTTTGCTGGCCTCGATCCAAATGGGGACAAGCGAAGTGGTATGCACGGATTCACCCACGCCTAAATAAATAAATCTCACGTAATAATAAATGGCTTACCAATTGCAGCCCGGTCTTAAGTTGGTTCAAAACCCAGCCGTTCCAGTAAACTGTGCTACCGAAGAAGTGTTCGTGTATCCTCAGCCCAGCACCTTGAACTATGGTTCTAGTAGACCAAACACTATGGTATACGGCACGGCGCCATACATGGCGGGCAAGGGTGCTCCAGCAGAATTTATTGACGCGAGTGATGAACTCCGCCCACAATCGACCTCTCGCTTTAATAAGGTACTCGCGAAGACATACGAACAAAATTTGTTCCCACTCCAAAACATGGAATGCAAACTTCCTTTGCAAACCATGACCTACGAACCAATGAGCACGCGTTCCGAAGTGCAAAATGGTTTGTTTCAGCAAAGGTATGTAAATAAAAATATCAATAAGAAATAAGAATGGCTGATCCCATATCTGTAGCAGCTATCGCAGGTCTTATATACGCGGGTAGAAAGTTGAGCCAACCGAAGGAGACGTATGAACCCGCGCCTCCTCAAGTTGCCCAACAAGCGGCTATGAATCGGGTGGTTGAACCAAAGAATTACCCAATCGAACAAGTCGAAATCCCACAAGGTCAAAAGGCTGCCGTTCCAAACTTTGCTGAGATTGCTCCTCAATTCAGAACGAGTGGCGAGCAGCTCAGAAACAGGGCGGACCAATACTTTGTGGATAACAACAGAATGAACAATGTTTCTCCAGTTGAGAAACAATTGGTTGGTCCAGGTCTCGGGGTTGATCCAAATGTGGCTTCCTATGGGGGTTACCAACAGCTTTTGCGTGTAAACCCAGAAAATGTTGGCGCTTACAGATTGACGACTCTCCCGGGTAGATCTGGTCCAGCGTACGATTCTAAGGGCGGTCGTCGTGGTGTGGTCGGTCTCGTGTCTCACAACCGCCCAGAAAAGACGGCGTACCTTCCAGAACGTCTCCCCACCACTCTCGGTCGGGCGCAAGGCATGTCTGGTCGCACCGCCAGAGGTGAACACGAGCGCACGAAGCGTACGACTAACCGTTCCGAGACTGGTCTCAGAACAGACACGCTCAATGTTGCCCCAGCGAAGCGTTTTGTTCCAGCGAACACAGTCTCTCAAGATCCAACTAGAAACAAGAAGGATGGTAACATCGAGCAATACGCTTACATGAACCAGCCACAACCAGGCATTCACAGCTACAGACACGGCTATTTGGAGTCCCCAGCGGCTGCCATTGGAGAAAAGCGCGTGTACGGCTCCGGATACACGGTGGAAGAACTCCAAAAGTATGGTTTCCGTCCAGATGAACGCCGTGGTAAGGCGAACCGCGCCTCCAATCCAGGTCGTATGAATGTTCGCGCCAGTGCACTCAACCAAGGTGGTATGCTCACGTCTGTCCGTTCAGACACCACGCGTGTGGATGGTCGCGTGAACCCACAAAACGCTGGATGGACTCAGCAGTACACGAACACATCTTTCCATGATCTCAACCCATACAAGGGTAACGAAAACCCACACGCTTCTCAGGCGAGTCTCAGTGTCGCGAAGCGTCAACTCATGAACAACCCATTGGCGCACCACTTGTGCTAATTTAGCCTAATTTAGAGTAATACACTCATTAAAATATTGTCCACATATTTTAATGAAGGTCCATACCTTAGACATAGAT